GAAGATACACACGATAACCGGAGACGGCGTCAGCACGGCGTTCGACCTGCCTGCCGACTACAAGCGCATGTTGCTGACGTCGAACGTCTGGCGCTCGACCTCGACACAAACGGCAATGCATTTCATCCCCGATACCGACGAATGGCTCAACCGCCGCGCAGACAATGGCGATACCGACAACGCGTGGGGCGAGTGGACGATGCTGGGCGGGCAGATGCACATCTTCCCCGCACTGGCGACCGACGAGAGCGCATATTTCGCCTATCTCCACAAAAACTGCATTGCGCTGGCCAGCGGCGGGCTGGGCGATGTGTTCATGGCGGACGGCGATCGCACCACGCTCGACGAACGCGTTTTGAAACTCGGGATGATTTGGCAATGGAAAGCACAAAAGGGCTCGCCCTACGCCGAAGACCTCGGCACCTACGGTGACGCGCTGACCAATGCCATGGGTCACGACAGCCCAGGGCCGATCATTGTCGGCAGGGGCCGCCCGATCTATCGGGGAAGTTCGAATGCCTGGGCGATGCCATGAGCCAGCACCAGTTCTTCCGCAGGACACCGGTGCAGCCGCAAGCGGCGCAAAAGATGGAAACGATCACGTTTCCGGCGCCGACCCGCGGGCTGGTTCAGAACGAAAACGAAAGCTACATGCAGCCCGGCTCCGCTGTTGTCATGGACAACTGGAAGCCGACCATGAAGGGCGCCAGCCTGCGCGGCGGTCACAACCGCTGGGCCGAGTTGCCGGAAACGACGCCGATCATTTCGGCGTTCGAATACGCCAGCAGCGACGTTCACAAGATGTTCGTCGCCAACATCAACAAGGTCTATGACGTCACCACCTCGACGCCGGTCATGGTGGCGAGTGGGCGGACGTCAGGCAATTATGTCGCCTCGCAGCTCGCCAACCAGGGCGGCGACTGGTTGATTGCGGTCAACGACGCCGGTGATGCGCCGCTGCGCTACAACGGGACGGCGTGGGAAGTACTGACGCCGGGCTATGTTCCGGCCGGCGGGCTGCCGTCGACGATTACCGGCCCCGCCGGAACGCCAGTCGAGGGTGGCGGCGCGCTGGTCTACGTCTGCAAGTATCGCAACCGGATGTTCTTCATCGAGCGCAACTCGATGAATGCATGGTACCTGCCGCTGAATGCTGTGGGCGGGCTACTTGCCATGATCCCGATGTCTGGCGCGGCCACCAAGGGCGGCAAGCTGCTGTTCTGCACGACGTGGTCGATCGACGCCGGCGACGGCATCGACGACAAGTTGGTGTTTTGCACCGATCTCGGCGAACTGCTGATCTTCACCGGCGGTGATCCGTCCAGCGCCGCCAACTGGCGCCAGGAAGGGCGTTACGAGGTCAGCCCGCCAATGGGCATGAACGCGCATCTGGCGGTTGGCGGAGATCTGCTGATTGCCACTGTCGACGGCATCGTGCCGACTTCGGGCGCGATCACCAAGACCCGCGTCGAACTCGAGCTGGCGGCGATCACGCGCAACATCAAAATCATGTGGCGGGCCGAGGTGCTCGAGAAGCGCGAATGGCCGTGGACGATGGAGAAGTGGGACGAGTACGGCGGTATTTTCGTCGCCGTCCCTGGCAGCGCGTTCGGCAAGGAGCGTTGCCTCGTCGTCAACGCCGCGACCGGGGCGTGGGCGCGTTACACCGGCTGGGACGCGACGTGTTTCGTACGGATGCGCGGAGATATGTTCTTCGGCACCCAGAACGGCATTGTCATGCAGGCCGACCGCACCGGCTACGACGATGGCCGGCCGTATGTTGCGGTGCTGGTCGGCGGGTGGGAGACGTTTCAGTCACCATCGCAGACCATCACTTGGCGGCAGGCGCGGGCGTCGTTCACCGCGCGCGCCGGCGAGCCGTTCGTGCCGCAACTGTCGGGCACGGTCGACTATGTCGTGACGTTGCCGCCGCCGCCGCTAGCCGGTCCCGATCCGGGGTTGCTGGATCTTTGGGATCAGGGCTTGTGGGACGATGCGATCTGGGACGCCGGCACGCCGCCGCCGCTGGTGGTGCGGAATACGGGTTGGGTAAGCATTGGCCTGACCGGGTTTTCTCACGCGCCGGTGGTGCAGGTGACGGTAGCGCAAAACGCCAGGCCGGAAGTGGATCTGATCTCGGTCGCCGCGACGTTCGAGCGGGCAGGCATCAACGTATAGGAGTAGCCCATGTCGATGCCCTCATACTGGTTTGATCCGATTGGTGGTAACGCAGCGACCGGCCAGCCGGCGATGAGCGCCGACCAGATCAACGCCTCGATGGGCTGGAACCCTAACGCCCCACAGTTCGATCCGTTCGCCAACACCCCCGGCGGCTTCGGTGCGCAGACTGCTGCCTACGCGGGCGCAGGTGCCGCCTATGGCCGCCAGACCGGATATTACGGCGACACCCTCGGCCTGTCGCCAGGGGAAACGACACCGGTAGCCCAGGCCTGGGCCGGCACTGGTTTTGACCCTGTCCGGTATTTGCAAGAAAATCCCGACGTAGCTGCGGTATACGGGAATGACCCGGCGAAGGCATACGACCACGCCAGGTTTTACGGCGTTAATGAAGGCCGCGGCGGCACCGACATGTTGCCGGCTATCATCGTCAATGAGCCGCAAAGTCGAGTAGGCGCTGGGTTTTCCGCGTATCCAGATTGGACGCCTTCTCAACAACAAGAGCAATCCTACCCGCAAAATTTTAACGATACGTGGCGCGGCAGGATTACGCCGCAGCTCCCTGAGACCGGCCCCTCGTCGGTGACCGTGCCGCAGGAGCAGGGTTCGCTTGGCTCCACCGACTTCAGCGCCCAGGGTCGCGGCGGCACCAACCCGATAAACCGGGTCGATTGGGGCGCGTCATTTGGCACCGCGGGGGGCGACCTCGGTGCCCAGGTCAGGCAGTGGGGCGCGGAGCAGCCGGGGCGCTACGATCCCGAGCTGGACCGCCTTTCCGGCGCGGCCTGGAATTACCTGAACGAAAATCGCGACGTGAAAGACTATTTCAACGGCGACATCTACAAGGGGGCACAGCACGCGCAGGGGTACGGTAAAAACGAAGGTCGTAGCATTGGTGACCTCCCCGGCGGGACTACTGCCGAAGCCTACATGAATGCCAATCAGGACGTGCTCGACTGGTCTGGCGGCGATATTGGCAAGGCGTTTCAGCATTGGCAGAATACCGGCCAGTTCGAGAACCGCGACCCGCAAGGCCTCTCAAAAGGCTCCGCACAACAGTACATGGAAGCCAACCCGGACGTTGCTAGGTTCGTCGGTAACGACCCCGCCAAGGCGCTCCAGCACTGGCAAAATGCCGGCCAGTTTGAAGGCCGCGAAGGCTTTGGCCTGCTGACGCGCGATACCATTGCCAATACACTGGCTGGTAAGGCCCAAGAATATGGCAATCCCTCGCTTAATCCGAGTTATTTCAACCCCGGTACTTATGCGGGAGATCAGGGCAACTACGGAATACCCTATAATGGGCAGCCCCTGCCGGGGGATGTCGGTTTCAGCCGTCAACCATCGTATCCAAATATTGGCTACAATCCGGGCATGGAGAACCAGTTCGCCAACCCCGGCATGAACAGCAACCAGTTCCAGAACCGCTTCGGCATGGGCTTCCCCGGCGCGGGCACGCCGAGCCAGATCTACCCGGATTACGGCTCCACGCTGTCGCCCGACGACAGGTACGGCAACGGGCAGAACCCGTTTGTGCAAGGCGTGCCAGCCGGAGGCGCATAAAGGAGGGACGGTTAAATGCTCAACTACGTTTTCGGACATGACGAGGCGGTGGCGGCGTTCGTGGCGCAGATCATCCCCGAATGCCGCGAGCGTGGGTTCGGCAAGTGTCGCGCGATCGGCATCGCCGACGAGACCGGGCTGCTCGGCGGGTTGGTGTATCGCAACTGGTGCCCAGAGGTCGGCACCATTGAGATCTCGGGCGCGGCGCTGCCCGGCACCAACTGGCTGTCCCGGCGCACCATCCAGATCATGTACGATTATCCGTTCTATCAGTGTGGCTGCCAGATGGTGATCAAGACCACGATGGCCGACAACGAGATCGTGCTGCGGATCATGGCCGCGGTCGGGTTCGACCTCCACTACATGAAACGGCTCGGCGGGCGCGACCGCGACGGTGTCGTCGGTACGCTGACGCAGGAGCAGTGGGAAGCCAGCAAATACAACTCCAACCGCAAGCGCACACCCGCGCTGGAAAAGGCCGCCTGATGCCCTACGGACCCCCTCCTCAAGGCATGCCGCCGCAAGGCGGTGGCCCATCCGGCCAGCGTGACCGGATTGCGCAAACCCTGATGAACATTTCGCAGCCGCCGCCGCAATCGCAGGCGCCGCGGATGCCGCCGCCGATGCAAATGCCGCAAATGCCGCAGATGCCACCGCCCGGTGCCCCGCCGCAGGGAGCGCCGCCGCCGCAGCAGGGGCCGCCGGCAATGCCGCTGTCGCCGGGTATGCCGCCGATGCAGCCACAGCCGGGGATGCCGTCACCGGGCAGCGCGCAGGCGATGCCGCCCGCGCCTCCCGGCGGCGGAATAGGCATGGGACCGCCACCGCAGCAACAGCCGCAAATGCCGCAACAAATGCCACCGATGCAATAGGAGGCTGCCATTAGCAAGCCTGACGCACCGACACCCCCCAACCCCTACGCAACAGCCGCAGCGCAAACCGGCACCAACGTCTCGACGGCGGTGGCCAACTCGTACCTCAACAACGTCAACCAGGTGACGCCCGAGGGAACGCTGACCTATAGCGACACGGGCAGCCATGAGTGGACCGACCCGTCTACCGGCAGCACCTACACGCTCCCGACCCGTACCGCGACGCAGAAGCTGTCGGCCAGCGGCCAGAAGCTGGCCGATACCAATGCCCTTACCAAGCAGGGGCTTGCCGACATCAGCCTCGCCCAGACCAGCCGCATCGGCAACATGCTGAATGCGCCGTTCAGTCCGACTTTCAACGCGCAATCATATCTGGCCAATAACCCGGACGTTGCTGCCGAGGCGGCGCGATTGGGAGCGGACCCCGAGCAGTTCGCGCAGCAGCATTACAGCAGTTATGGCGCGGCCGAGGGCCGTAGCGGTTATGGCGGCCCGCAAGGCGGTAACGCGCAAAACATCCTGGACGCACCAAAGGCACGGACATCCTACGACGCCGGCGGCCAGATCCAGACCGGCTTCGGTGATGCCGGCGACATCACGCGCAGTTATGGCGCGGGTGATTTCAGCCAGGACCGCCAGAACGTTGAAGATGCCTTGATGGCGCGGATCAACCCGCAACTCGCAAAAGAGCGCGGCAACATCGAACAGAGGCTCGCCGACCAGGGCATCAGATACGGTTCGCAAGCCTATACATCAGCAATGGACGACTACAACCGGCAGGCCACCGACACCCGCTTCGGAGCCATCAGCCAGGCCGGATCCGAGCAGCAGCGCATGATGGACATGGCCGCGCAGCGCGCTGGTTTCCAGAATACCGCGCAACAGCAAAGCTACGACCAACTAATGGGCCGCGGCTCGTTCGCCAACCAGGCGCAGGCACAGCAAAACGCACAAAACGCAGCGGCGGCCGGGTTCTACAACGCCGGCGCTGGGCAGCAATTGGCGCAGCAGCAGAGCGGCTTTAATGCGCAGAACGCCCAGCGCAACCAATACATGCAGGAAGCCTATCAGCAGCGTAACCAGCCGTTGAACGAGATCTCGGCGCTGATGAGCGGTAGCCAGGTACAGCAGCCGAATTGGTTAAATTCCCCGTCCTCGCAGATCGCCACCACCGACATCGGTGGCCTCATTAATCAGAACTTTTCCCAGCAGCAGCAGAATTACCAGACCGCGCAAAATGCGTGGAGCAACACGATGGGCGGGCTGCTGGGGGCGGGCGCGGGCGCAATCAAGTCGGATCGACGCGCCAAGAAGAACATCGATCGCATCGGCACCGTGTTCGCGGCCACCGAGGCGGGGGATCGCCAGAAACTGCCGGTCTATGAGTGGGAGTACCGGAAGGGCGAGGGCGATAGCGCGCGGCATGTCGGCCCGATGGCGCAGGATGTTGAGCGGATCGATCCGCATGCTGTCCGCAACATTGACGGGCGCAAGCATATCGACACTAGCCGGGTGATGGGCAGCATACTGAGGGCAGCGTGATGGCAGAAAACGACTACCTGAGCCAAGCCGCATCATTCTTTTGGCCGCAGGCGCTTGGTCTCGATAAGGCCAACTTGAAACTGCGCGAGAGGATCGCGCTGGCGCAGATGATGCAGAAGCGGGCCTACCCCAAAACCTTCGGCGAGGGGTTGGCGGCAATCGGGGACGCAATCGGCGATCGCAAGCTGGGGATCGAACTGGAGAAACTGGACCAAGGCGCACAGGCTGACGTTCTTAAAAACCGTGCGCCAGTGGAGGGGGTCAGCGACGCTCCCTCGGTGCAGCCCGCGCCGAGAGTGCCGGTCGCGAACAACGCTGATCTTGAGCCGCCACGGATTGTCGTACCGCCGCGCGTACCGGCTGCTGGCGATCTCCCGCCGACTGGAGCGCCGGGCAATACCGGGCAGAATACCTTCCCGCCGCCACAGCAAGCAGCGCCGCCGCCACTGGCCCAGCCGCAGGCCAGATCGGTAGGCGACCTGCCGCCAGCCGGCCCGGTTAACCGGTTAACCGCACCGCCAGGACCGATACCACCGGGTGACATTCCTGCGCCAACGGTGCAGGAACGCCTCGCCCCAGCCTTCCCAGGTCAGCAGTCGGCGGCTCCACCGCCT